GCGCTCCAGCGCGTCCATGTGCGTCCTGATGACCTCCCTCATGGCCAGCTCGGCGGTCACGGAGGAGAAGGCACAGGCCGTGACCGCCGAGCTGGCCATGAGGGAGGTCATCAGGACGCACATGGACGCGCTGGAGCGCCTGGACCACAAGAGCACGGAGCTGGGGCAGGAGAAGGCAAGGTGCCTGTGGCTGCTGGACACGCTGGCCTCCTTCCAGCGCGAGAAGACGCGGCTCGTGGAGGAGAATGTGAACGGCATGTTCAGCACCATGACCTTCCGCCTGTACGAGAGCACGCTGGACGGCGCGCAGAACTCCGTGTGCGTACCCCTGGTGGATGGTGTGCCCTTTGACGCAGCCAACAGCGCAGCCAGGATGAACGCGGGGCTGGAAGCCGCCGACATCATAGGCAGGAGCCTGGGAGTGAAGGCACCCATCTGGATAGACAATGCCGAGGGCAACCGCAACATACGCAAGACAATGGCGCAGGAGATACGCCTGCGCGTGACGGCAGACCCCGTGCTCACCGAGAGACCCGTGGAGTGAACACGCAGAGAGAGAGGAACGGGGAGCGGCACGCCGCTGCTCCCCACCGCATAAATAACCAACATTTCAACACAAAAAGTTATGGCAAACACACAGACACAGACGGCCGTACAGCCGTCACAGGAGAAGGCGCTCGTGTACCAGAGTGCAGGATGCCCGGTGACACTCACCAAGAGCATCGTGAGGAAGATCCTCTGCAAGGGCAACGCGGACTTCACCGACGAGAACATCAACCAGTTCATGCTCATGTGCCAGTTCAACCAGCTCAACCCGTTCCTCAACGAGGCGTACCTGGTGGGCTACAAGACCGCAGGAGGCGGCAACGAGGTGAGCATGATAGTGAGCAAGGAGGCGCTGATGAAGCGTGCCGAGGCATGCGAGAACTACGAGGGCATACAGGCCGGCATCATCGTCCGTCACCAGGACGGCAGCATCGAGGACGTGGAGGGCAACTTCTACGACGAGGGCGACACGCTGGTGGGCGGCTGGGCGAAGGTGTACCGCTCGGACAGGAAGTTCCCCGTGCTGAGCCGCGTGCGGCTGCAGGAGTACGACAAGGGACGCTCCACATGGAAGAGCATGGCCTGTACCATGATATCCAAGGTGGCCAAGGTGCAGGCCTTGCGCGAGGCGTTCCCCGCACAGCTGGGAGCCATGTACACCAGGGAGGATAACGTGGTGGAGGAAGCCGACGCCACCGAGATACTGGAGGAGCGCAAGTCCGCAGGCCGGAATGTGCGCCAGAGGGTGGATATGGAGACAGGGGAGATAGTGGATGAGGCCGCTGCACCCGCCCAGGGCGCGTCGCCTGCCCCTGCCGAGAACGCGGACAGCAAGAAGGCGCCATTCTGAGACAGGGAGGACTGACGGACAGACATGGCAAGGATGACAGTCATAGGCAGCGGAAGCAACGGCAACGGCTATGTGCTGAAGGCGGGAGGGGAGACCCTCCTGCTGGAGGCAGGCCTGGAACAGGCCGACGTGGTGAGGGCATGCGGCTACGACCTGAGCGGCGTGAAAGGCTGCCTGGTGAGCCACGAGCACGCCGACCATGCCAAGCATGCGGGAGACCTGACGGCACACGGCATACATGTCTTCGGCACCGAAGGCGTGGGAAAGAGGAAGAACATAAGGCATTCCTGGTTCCACGTGTGCCAGTCCGGCAGGCTGCTCAGACTGGGAGGCTTCACGGTGATGCCCATGCACACCCCGCATGACGTGCCGTGCCTGGCCTACGTGATAAGGCATGCCGACATGGGCACGCTGCTCTTCGCCACGGACACCCCCTACCTGGAGTTCGACGTGAAGGGAGTGAACCACGTGATGCTGGAGGCCGACTACGAGCCTGCCGTACTGAAGGCCAACCTGGAAAGCGGAGCCATCGACAGGAAGCGGCGTGACCGCGTTGTGCTCAACCACATGAGCCTGCCCACCGCCCTGGAGACCATCGCCGCCCTGGATGACGGCCACCTCCGCTCGGTGACACTCGTGCACCTGAGCACCATGAACGCCAGCCCGCGCGCCTTCGAGCTCATAGCCAGGGAAGAGACAGGGCTGCCCGTGAGGTGTGCCCGCAAGGGGCTCGTGGTGGAGATGGGAAACGGCACAGGCGCGCCATTCTGATGGAGGAGAGGGCATGAGGGACAGGTTCACATTCCAAAGGCACTGGATGGACGACGGGGATGAGATGACCGAGCAGGAGCGGCACGAGTACCTGGATGCCATCGTCCGATACGGACTCTACGGCAAGCGCAAGGCCATGAGCCAGTATGTGAGGGGCAGGATGGTCACCGTCATGAGGGAGATGGACGAGGAGGCGAGGAAGGAAGAGGCCTTTCGGGAGAAGCAGAGGAGGAACGGGATGCTTGGCGGACGCCCCAAGAACCCAACGAAACCCAACGAAACCCAACGAAACCCAACGAAACCCAAAAAAGCCATGGGTTATGAGCCATATAATAAGGAATCGCGCGTCCCCGCGCGTAGGCAGGCGTACACTGATGGTATATCTACTTCACTATGTTCCGTAGATATTATATCTTCATCCTCATCCTCTTCTACCGACAACACAGGCAGCGGCGTTGCCGCCGCAGGAGGAGGAAGAGGAGGAAATTCTCCCTTTGTTTCCCTGTGGAACGAGGCCATCAAGGCCGCAGGCTCGCCCATACGCACCATACGCTCCGTCACACCAGGCACGAAGAGGCACACGCTGGTGCTCGGCCTCGTCCAGCAATACGGCGAGGACGGCGTGAGGGAGGCCATCGGCAGGCTGCTGGCCTGCGACTACACCAACGGCGGCAGCAACATCGGCTGGCTCCCCACCTTTGACTGGTTCGTCCAGCCGGACAACTTCCAGAAGGTGCTGGAGGGCAACTTCTTCGATGGCAGGGCCGCGCCTGAGCCCCCCGCCCCACAGGAGACCGAAGAGCCCACGACACCCGCCCGCCCCGAGGTGAGCGCGGAGGACAGGCAGGGATGGCGGCAGGTGCTCTCCCTGTGCCGCGACACCGTGGAGTGGAAGACCTGGGACACCTACCTCCGCTACTGCGACATCTGGATCCGCGAGGGCGACACCGTGACGATGGCCTGCCCCTCCACATTCGTCGCCGAGCAAATCGACAGGGAGACCGCCAGGCACGTGCTCTCGGCAGCCCGCAAGGTATGGGGCAGGAGGTGCCAGATGCGGCTCACCGTGCAGCGGGAACTCCAGCCTCCCGAACTGGAATAGCACAGTTTTACACAGAAAGGCCGTAAATTCCGCCCGAAACACATCGGACGGGCAATTACACGCAAGAGATAAAAACAACGCCCACAAGGGGCATGGAAACAAGAAAACAGACATGAGAGAGACAGAGAACACGAGGGCATGCCAGTCATGCCCCAGCAGGATAAACGCCCTCAACGGCCTCTACTGCACACTGGCAGGCCGCTATGTGGAGCGCGCCACGGTGCTGCCATGCGCCCACAGGAAAGGAGGGAGAGGGAGATGCTGACAGAAAGACAACCGACAGGGGCGGCGTGCCGCAACCTCGTGCAGGCCATCAACGCCTACAAGAGACAGGCGGTGGATACAAGCCTCATGGACGAGGGCGAGACGCTGAGCCACTACGCCACGAGGCTCTACGCATTCGGGGTGTGGCGGATGATAATGGTGTCGGGCATCACCGACTGGCTCGCCTACAGGGCCGATGACATGCTGAGGCAGGAGGCGCGGGAGTGCGAGGATGACCGCGAGGCGATGATGCACCACTACCACCTCTACGAGGACAGGCTGCACATGCTCACCGAGGCACCCGACGACTACATCGACGACATACGCTCCAAGGCATACGACCGACACGCCCGCAAGGTGGTGGCACTCGTCAACGCCGTGACAAAGGAGTACCGCACACTGGGAGTGCCCCACGCAGAGGTCTGCGCCACGCTCTGCGTCCTGGAGAACTTCGTGCTGGTGAGCCAGAGGGCATACAGGGCCAACGTGAGTCCGCTGGGAGGCACGATATGCAGGCAACTTCCCACGCACGCCGAGGACGCGCTCAGGAGGCTGGAGAGATGCGGGGACGCTGCGGGCAGACTGCTGCGGGCGATAGACACCGAGCGGCTGGGAGAGGGCAAGACAGCCAACGGAACCATGACACGCCTGGCACGGGAACTCCTGGAGAGCGTGGTGAGTCCCGACGAACTCAACCGCGCGGCGGCATACGCCAACAGCGAGCTCAAGAAGGCAGGGAAGGAGGAAGCGAGATGAAGATGGGAGAGGACAGATTGGAGACGCTCCTGCATGTGCGCAACGACTACAGGAGGCGTGGGACACCCAGGCTGGTGGAGCTGCACTGGCGGGACGGAAGGAAGGCGGGCATCATCAACCCGCAGACAATGCAGGCCATCATGGACACCCTCATGGCCGAGCTGGACAGGCAGATTGCCGAGGCGGCAGGAAAGGAGGCCAAGGCATGAGCAACAGAGACAAGACACAAAGCATCCCAGCCCAGGCCAGCCAGGTGTTCCGCTTCATGGGAGGCGAGGAGGCCCAGAGGCTGTGCGGCATGAGGAAGGTGGTGAGCGGGAGAAGGCACACCGACATGCGGATGCCTGGAGACTGGGTGGAGGGCATCACCTTCTTCCCTGGGAACAGGGCGCAGGCCGAGTGGCTGATGGACTTCACCGCAAGCCTCGGATGCAGCATGGAGTACCTCCTGGTAGGCACGCCCGCCCCTGGGGGCAGGCTGGACAGGATGGAGAGGCGGTGCAGCCTCTTCCGGGACGGCACAGGCTGGAGGCCGCTGGACGAGTTCAGCACGCTGGGCTACAGGCTGGAGGACTTCGGGGAGTACGCCTTCTACCGCCTGGACGGGGGCAGGGTCATGCACAGCCCCATCGTGAGCAGGCTGGCAGGATGGGCAGAGAGAGACGGCAACAGGAATTGAACAATACAACAACTACAAAAAACAGAAGAGACTATGGAGAATTTGAATTATTTCATCGCCACACTCAACGTGGAGAGGATCATGGAGGACGGAACATCCAAGAAGGTGAGGGAGGACTACCTGATAGACGCAATGTCGTTCACCGAGGCGGAAGAAAAGGCCGTGGGCGAGATGGAAGGACGCGACGGCGAGTTCGAGGTGACGCGCATCGTGAGACCCCGCCTGGCAGGCGTGATGACAAGCGACAGCGACAGGTTCTTCCGCGTGAAGATAACGGAGACGACCTTTGACGATAACACCATGTGCGAGAAGAAGACCGCCAAGGCGTATATCGTGCAGTCCTCGGACCTGGTGAAGGCCGTCCAGGCCGTCATCAGCTCGATGGGGCTCGTCGCAAGCGACTGGGAGTTCAACTCGGTGACGGAGACGGCCATCGTGGATTACATACGGCACGATGACAAGTGACACATGAGCGAAGGTATGGAAACATTCATCTCGGTGCTCGGGCTGCTCATGGCATGTGCAGCCCTCTACATCGAGTTAACAAGAAAAGACAGATGGTGATATGGTGACAGGAATTAGTATCGGAATACTTGCGGTGGCGCTCATCTCTGCCGTCGCAGGAGCCAACTACGGCTACACGAGAGGGGAACATGAGACTAACGCGCGCTGGACGGCACACCTCTCCGACAAGGAGGAAGAGATTGTGCGGCTCCAGAAGGAACTGAAGGAGACACGCGCCGCGATGCGTATTCTCAGTGAGAGGAAGGAGAGCGATGGCAAGAAGTAGAGAGCTGCGCCCCGCGACGGATGACGAGTACACCAACGAGGCGCTCAACAGAGAGTATTACGACCGTCCATGCAGGTTAGGTACCCAGAGTGAAGGATGCAAGGCATACGTGAGGAGCGGTTTCCATACCGCCCTCACCCGCTCGAAGTACAAAAACGCGAATTGGATGGAGTGACAGACACCAAAACGAGACAATATGGACAACAAGGAATTTAACTGGGACGAGGCGATAAACCTCGCACACAAGACAGCGGTGGAACACGGCTTCTGGGATGACATCCCAAACTACGAGCATCTGGCCATGCTCGTCATCACTGAACTCAGCGAGGCGATAGACGCGGACAGGTATGGCAGACACGCCGATACGGAGAAATATGAGGTATGGTGTGTCTTCGTGAATGAGTATGTAATAGCCCACGAAGACCGTATCAAGAGACGCAAGACGGCATTCAAGGAGTGCATTAAGGACACCGTGGAGGGCGAGCTGGCCGATGCCTGCATACGCCTCATGGACATGATGGGCTACTACAAGATTTCCTTCATTCGTGACAACACGTTTACTGCCGACCTTGACAAGCCGTTGTGTGAGTTCTGCTTCCGAGTAACAGAGGCTCTGATGGCTCCGCACGGAGAGATATACGCCTGCCAAAAGGCTCTCAACATGCTGCTTGCCTATGCCGAGCGCAACGGTATAGACATCGAGTGGCACATTCACGAGAAGATGGCATACAACAAGCAGCGGCCACGGCTTAACGGAAAGAAGTACTGAGACGCGAACTGGGTGGAGTGACAACTAAAAACAGACAGAGAATGAATAAGTATATCGGCCCGAGAGAGGTATGGGCACACCCCATGACGGAGTACGAGGCTATTGCGGCAGGCATACATCCCAAGTCAGAAGACGGGCATGTACTCAGAGCGGGCTACAAGATTACACAGCCTGTCCCAAGCGGTAGAGTTCTTGAGTACTGGGTGGATGAAGACACGTTCAACTGCTGCTACACGCAATTCTATAGTTCGGAAGACAGACTGCGCGCAGAGATTACAGAAGTCCAACGCCGTATCCAGTCGTGGATCCTTTTTGACGAACCCGTTCCAAAGCCGAATGAGGAGAACCTGTGGAGATTACAGCACGATATGCTGCGTGCATACGTCAGAGTCCTTGAGATGCGGCTGGAGATTATCAAGAGTGAGAAAGAGAAGATTAACAACTAAAACAGAATCGAGATGAGTGGTTATGATGAATTTTGGCTGAAGCTTCAAACAAGAAACCCACAAAACAATATCGCAAAAGTGAGGAAGCTGACCGAGGGTGTAGCACGGACTATTGAGAATGTAAGCAAGAAGGACGGCATACGCACTGATGAACTTTTGTGTGGGTTGTCGATTGGCATAGTGGCCTGCTTCGAGGTCATCTCGCCTAAAAACAGGAAGAAGATGGTGGAAGAGCTGTGCTGCTTCCTGCATGATGCGAGCGAGTCACTGGAGACTAAAAAGAAAGAGAATACTGACGACTAAACAAACTTAGGTATGAAGAGATATATTATCAAAAACGCGGATGGAAGCGAGCAGACAGTAATGCCTGCCGCCCACGATACACGCAAGGAGGCGATGCTGACTCTCCTGCGCCACATTACATTAGTAGTCGAAGAGACGAACGACGACTGCATAGGAGACCCCTTCAACTACACTATCGAGGAGGTTGATGAGAAGGACGTGAACGAGCGCATAACGGACTTCGAGAGTGCAAGACAGGCGCTCGGAAGAAAACCCAACACGGGCTTCCACGTTGTGAAGGAAAAACTTTCCGAAAGCGACCTTCCGCTTAAAGGTGTTGCAAGACTTGTAGAAGACATCAACCCCAAGCACATTGAAGCGTTGATTTCCTTAAACAAGTTGTTCACCATCGCACAGGCATGGAACAAGGAAGATGGATTTGTACCCGATTTCTCGGATTGGAATCAAGACAAGTGGTTTCCGTGGTTCAAATATGACGAGGATGCTGCGGGGTTCGTGTTTGCGCATACGCTTTACGCGCCTACGTATGCGTTTGCGCATTTCGGTTCTCGGCTTTGCTTCAAATCGTCCACGCGCGCCGCGCAATTCGGCAAGCAATTCGCCGACCTTTACAACAAGGTGTTCCTTCCTCACAGTAGAAACAGACGCAGATAACTTGGACATATTATGACTGACCCTCGCTACAAGCGCGGCACTATCCGCAAGGACGGCAAGTTGTATGGCCGCTACCCCGACGGATCGCTCTACCGCATCTACTCCACCTCTGACCGACCGTTCCTTCAGTTGGTGGACGTAGAGGGCGAGACGTTCCTTCGCATACGTCAAGCAACCGAGCTGGGCTACACCGATTGCCCCTGCCCTGGAGCCGCCGACCTCAGTTATCCGTCCTCGGCACTGAGGCGCAGTCGCACAGTTGGAAACGGAAAGCTGGTGAACGCTCTGACCGCAGCAAGCGGGGGAATCTGCGTGTTTGTAGAATTATAAGGAATATGACTAACTACGACTTCGACCAATATCCTCGTGGCAACAACGATGGAGGTAAATTAGGCACAGCCGTTTGCCCGACCGTGACAACCAATTCGTGGCAGCACAATGTATTTCTGATTGAAGAATATGAATGAAATAAAGATAGACTACCACGTCCCTCTCGTAGAAGGAATCTACTATAATGCGTCGCCCAATTTCAAAAGGCTTCCGTTTGGAGGATTAAGCCGATGTATCAAGGCTGATAATCATGCTCCTGGAATTTTGATAGAATACAAATAACAGCAACTATATGATCACAAAACTCAACTTCACCGACCGCACCATCAAGAGCTATGCCATCCGCAAGCTCACACCAAAGGAGTGTTTCCGCTTGATGGGCGTTCGCGACAACGTAATCGGCACGATGCAGAGCAGCAATGCCCAGGCAGCCGAACGTCTGCCCGACTGGAAGGGCAAGGGCAACCCTGAAGACATGGCTATATCTGCCTCGCAGCAATACAAGCAAGCCGGAAACTCTATCGTGGTGGACGTGTTGGCTTACATCTACGAGAAACTTTTCTACCCCGCACCACCCAAGCCTCGCCCAGGCGAGCAGCTCTCGCTCTTCGATGACCTTGAAGACACGTTGCCCGCTTTACCGCCCACAGCAGCCGACAAGAACGAGGAGAAGATTTTCCTCACCACGTTCTCCGGCTACGACTCGCAGCTCATGGCAGCCGACGTGCTACGGGAGTGGCATCCCGACTTCCGATGGACGTGCAAGGGATGGAGCGACATCGACAAATACGCCTGTCAGATGCACAACCTCGTCTTTCCTCAGTTTGCCGACTGCGCCCTGGGCGACATCACCAAGATTGACTGGCATGAGGTGAAACGTTCGCTCCATGGCCGTGAAGTGGACCTCTTCACCTATTCCTCGCCCTGCCAGGACATCAGTCAGGCTGGCAAGCAGATGGGCTTGCAGGAGGGCAGCGACACCCGAAGCGCACTGCTTTGGCATGTGGCGGATGCCGTAGAGGTGCTTCGCCCCAAGTATCTCTTGCAGGAGAACGTGGCGGCACTGGTAAGCCAGAAATTCATGCCCGACTTTCAGAAGTGGCTCGACAAGCTCTCGTCGCTCGGCTATGTGAGCCGTTGGGCGCGACTCAACGCCAAGAACTACGGTGTACCACAAAATCGCGACCGTGTGTTCTGCCTCTCCATGCGCCGTGACGTGGCATTCGACTATCAGTTCCCAGAACCCTTCGAGCTGCTTACCAGACTGGAAGACGTGCTCGAAGAGGAAGTGTCCGACCGCTATTTCCTCAAGGACGATGCCGTAGGCAAATTCCTCAAGGCAAACGACTCCGACAACGCCCTCTTCATGCAGTTCGACCTGCCGCCGACACACGAGGCAGCGATGTTCCTCAAGACGTGGCTCATGCTGCGGATGAACGCTCTCAACGGATGGGAGAGGGATTTTGACGAGCTGCGCGATTGTATCGAGAACGAGCGAGATGTATTAAACAGCGATTTTGCAAGTTTCAGCGAGTATCATACATTCCCTTGCGAAGGCTTCGAGGAATTGTTTAAGGAGAATATGGAGAGGAAAAAGGATGGAGTGTAAGCTGACCCACGTCGCGCCCTCCTTCCGTCTAAATGGGGGGGGGGTAGTAAACAGATGGTGAATGTGACTGATGGATGTTGTGCTGCAACCATAACCACACGCTACGAGGCTATCGGACCGACCAACATCCTCACGCTCGCCCACTATCCAATGACAGCAGTATTGTATGAGTTTGAATAAATATGCTTAACATTCATCTGATACACGAAGCCAGAACCGAACACGCGAAAGCCGTGCGCCGCATAACCGGCACTAACGACTTCCGTGATAAGGTATGGCATCTGCGTCAAGGATGTCTGATGCAATGTATAGGCACGTCTCTCACCACTGACAACCTGATTGCAATATGTTACGAGTAATTACAGCAGCTTTCCATAGAGTATGATTGACCAAATCCCTTTCGTGCAACGCACATCACAGTTCTGCCCACGCCGGGGGTACTCCACCGCACTGTCCGCACGCTACGACGGATGGGCAGGACTCTTTGGTGAAAACCACGGGCAGCACACCATGATATTGATAGAGTATGACTGACAAGTATTACATCGGATGGGTACGTGACAGCAAAGGACGCATAAAGGGACGACCGCGCAAGCAGATTGCCAATGCCGTGACATCGAAGGTCTGGCACGGTATTTCCGACCCTCGCGACGGACTGGGCAACACCACACCGCATATAATTATAGAATATGACTGAATATGAATATAGGACTTTTAGATGTTGACGGACGACACGGCAAAAAGAAATGGGGCGCAACGATATATCCTAACGTAGCTCTCGGCAAGATAGCACGTTGGCACACCATGCAGGGTGATGATGTTGAGTGGGCGCAACCTATTGACCTGTTCGACAGACATCATTACGACATATTGTATGCCAGTAAGGTGTTCAATTTCTCGCCCGATATAGACTTCAATCAGTTTTCTTACGACCGACTGGAGAAGGGTGGCACTGGCTATGACATCTATAAGCGTCTGCCCGACGAGATAGACAAGCTCCAGCCTCTCTACACGATGTACCCTTGGCTACCGAAAAATCAAGCCGTAGGCAAGCTGACCGAGGGATGCCCTAACAAATGCTTCTGGTGTGTCGTGCCGAAAAAGGAAGGGCGCATACGTCCTTACATGGATATAGAAGAAATAGCCATCGAAGGACGCACACATGTTGTGCTGATGGATAACAACATCCTTGCGGCTGGCGACTATGCCAAAGAGCAGCTTCAGAAGATAATCGACCTCGGTTTGCATATAGACTTCAACCAAGCAATTGACGCACGGCTCGTCACTCCCGAATATGCCGAACTGTTAGGCAAGGTGAAATGGATAGACTCGCGCATACGCTTCGGCTGCGACACAACAGCACAGATAGCGGAATGTGAACGTGCCATGCAACTCATCAATGCTGCGGGATTTCGTGGTGAGTATTTCCTTTACACGATGATTGGCGGCAAGAACGATTTTAAGGAGTGCTACCACCGACTGCATTATTGGTGGGAACGTCTGCAAGGCTTTCGCAAGAGCCATGAGGGCAGAGCGGTGTATGCCTACGCTCAACCTTACCGCGACCCGACAAATCCAAATCACGCAATCCCCGAATGGCAGAAGGATATGGCCCGATGGTGCAACAAGCGGATGATATTTTGCGCCACCGACTTCAAGGACTTCATGCCAAGAAAGGGATTCAGGTGTGAGGAGTATATGAGAGAATACGAGTTATTATGATAGAACATGATTAAAGAAGAAAAGATGTTTGCCGTGTTCTGCGATTGCTGCGGGACACGACTCACAGAAGGCGACAGCATAACAGGCTGGACAGATATGGAGTCGGCTGAGTTCGTAGCACGCGAGTCAGGCTGGGAGAAGCAAGGAGATTTCTGGTACTGCCCAGATTGTTGCAAGCCTAACGATGAGGAGTGAGAAGAGTTCAAGAATAATTTTAACATTTAACAAACAGAAAAATGGAAATCAAGCAAATCAAGACGGAAGACCTCGTCCAGGACGGGCGGAACTTCAACAAGGGAACAGCGAAAGGCGAGCGGCTCATGACCAAGAGCCTCAAGGAATTGGGAGCGGGGAGAGGAATCCTCGTGGACAAGAACGGAAACATCATCGCTGGAAACAAGACGCAACTCGCGGCCATCAAGGCTGGCATCAAGAAGGCCGTGGTGGTGCAGACAGAGGGAGACGCGCTGGTCGTCACGCAGAGGACGGACATCGACATCAACACGAAAAAGGGCAGGGAACTCGCGCTCGCCGACAACGCGACAACGGAGGCAAACCTCTGCTGGGACATCGATGAGATACAAGCAGCATGCACGGACTTCGGGCTGGACATGGACGAATGGGGGATTGATATCGATGGGCTGGGAATACAGGAGAGCACAGAGGAGCCTGTGCCCGACGATGACAACTTCAATCCAGACAGCGCAAAGGTCAAGGCTGGAAGGTGCAAGGCGGGTGACATCTGGGTGCTTGGAGAGCACAGGCTCATGTGCGGCGACTCGACATCCAGGGAGGACATCCAGGCCCTAATGGATGGGGAAATTTGCGACCTCTGGCTTACAGACCCGCCATATAACGTTGCCATCCAGGGAGGCACGGGAGACAAACTGACAATCATGAACGACAGCATGTCCTCAACGGCATTCGCCGACTTCCTGCACAAGGCATTCGCTGCAGCGGAAAGCGTAATGAGGCCAGGAGCGGCCTTTTACGTATGGTTCGCCTCACGCGAGCACGAGAACTTCGAGCACGCGCTGAATGACTGCGGGCTCCAGGTCAGGCAGGAACTGATCTGGAGCAAGAACGTCTTCACGCTCGGCAGGCAGGACTACCAGTGGAGACACGAGTCATGCCTCTACGGATGGAAGGAGGGTGCAGCGCACAAGTTCATCGGCCTGCGGAACCTCGCAACGGTGATAGACGAGACGAGGGAACTGGACATAGACAGCCTCAAGGCCGAGGAGGCCAAGAGGATGCTCCACAGAATACTCGATGACGTGTCCATCCACAGCACGGTGCTCGAATACGACAAGCCGATACGCTCGGCAGACCACCCGACCATGAAGCCTGTGCCGCTCTTCGGCTTCCAGATGCGCAACTCGACACAGCCAGGCGACATCGTCCTGGACACCTTCGGAGGCAGCGGCACGACACTCGTCGCGGCGGAGTCGTTGGGACGAAAGGCCAGGGTAATGGAACTTGACCCGCACTACTGCGACGTAATCCTGTCAAGGTGGGAGACACTCACGGGAGACACGGCAAGGAGGGTGTAACGGCTAAGAGACGGCTAAGGCATGGAATGGAACAACGGGGACGGGAATGGGATTTATGGGATTCCCATTCCGCCCCATCCCGTCCCATTTGTCCCACTCCTCCCCATCTTCCCAACTGGGAAAGTGGTTTGCCGCACCTGGCAATCAAGGCAGGGAACCACCGCAATGCTCGCGGATAAGACGCTCCAGCGCAGCGTTGCGGCTCATGCCCAGCGAGGCGGCATAGGCATCGATCATCGCCTTTGCTTCGGGGCTCACGGCAGAATTGAGCGTCACGCGCTCTGCATACGACTTCTTTCTGCCGGACCCTGCCCTTTTTCCTCCCCAGCCGTTTTTCTCTTCACTCATAATTTCGTACCTTTGCGTCAGATAACCCCCAATGGGGCGGTGCTCGGAACACCGCCCCTGGGCTTCACTTGATGGAGAAGTTAATCTCCAGACGGAAAACCCAAACTTTCAAAATCCATTTCATGTTCATGGTCGAAAAGTTTTTGGGGGTTATTTTTCTCCACTTGCAGGCAGGAGAATTGTCCTTTGCGCTCTCTCCTTGAACGCATTACAAAGGTACGATATTTGTTTGAAATAACAAAATAAATATCAAGAAAATGAAAAAGACAGATATCATCATCGGCATAGACCCCGACATAGACCAGAGCGGGGTGGCTACCATCACGACAGCGACAGGGATCGTCACCGCCCAGCGCATGCGCTTCCCCGACCTTCTCGACCACCTGGCATCAGAGCACGGCAAGGCCGCAATGGGCGGGCTGACGCTTGCCGTGCATGTGGAGGCTGGATGGCTCAATACGTCCAACTGGCACACCAACAGGCGCATGGGGGCGAACTACAACGCTGCCATCGGGCAGGCCGTGGGGCGCAACCAGGCCGTGGGAATGAAACTGCTGGAGATGTGCCGACACATGGGCATGGACGCTTTCGCCGTAAGGCCGCTGCAAAAGACAATGCGAGTGGGGAGCGTAACACAACAGATGTGGGGCGGCACGGACGGAAAGGTGAGGGCGAACGAACTGGAGCAGCTACTGGCCGACAACGGGCTGTACATGCCAAAGGGGCGGACAAATCAGGATGAGAGGGATGCCGTGCTTATTGCCCTAAGAGCGGCTGGATATGCTATTTATCCCCGAAAAGTGTTTGCTCAGAAAGCACATATTAACTAACTTTGCACACAAACGGAAAAACAGCATGAGAAAAGCCGAAGACATCATACGGGACGGTGAGAAGACGCGCTTCACGAGTGAGAACGCTGCGGAGATGGCACGGAGAGGGAGTGCGAAGAGCGCGCGCACGAGGCGGTTCGCAAAGACCTTCGTGGATGCCGCCATGGAGCAGCTGAAGAAGCGCATACCGACGGCAAGCGGACTGGAGGTGAACGGAAGGGAGGCCATCATGAACAGGCTATTCCAGGAGGCTCTGAAAGGCAAGATACAGGCCATCGAGCTCATGCTCAAGATAGTGGGAGAGTATCCAGCCGAGAAGGTACAGGTGTCATCCGACCTCTCGTTTGCCGAGTTGCTCATGCGCACAGGCACAAAGGAGGACGGCAAGGAGGAGGACGCAAGTGGGAAGGAGCAGCAGCGTTGAGCGCAAGGCCGAGGGCCTGTTCGCGGCATGGAGGGCGGACTGGAACACGTTCATCCGCGATGCCTTCGGTGTCACGCTGGACAGCGAGCAGCAGGCAATCGTCACGGCCGTGCAGCACAACCGCATGGTGAGCGTGCGGTCGGGGACGGCACGTGGAAAGGACTTCGTATCGGCCTGCATCGCCATGTGCTTCCTCTATCTGACCCCAAGGTGGAATGCCAAGGGAGAGATGGTGGAGAACACGAAGGTGGCCCTCACGGCCCCCACAGACCGACAGGTCAAGAACATCATGCTGCCCGAAATCAGCCGCCTCTTCAACAGGGCGAGAAAGCGGGGTTACGACCTGCCTGGACGGCTCTCGGCATACGACATACGAACAGACAACGAGGAGTGGTTCCTCACTGGCTTCAAGGCCGACGAGCACAACCACGAGGCATGGTCGGGCTTCCACGCCGTCAACACGATGTTCATCGTCACGGAGGCGACTGGCATCATGGACGACACATTCGAGGCCATCGAGGGAAACCTACAGGGAAACTCGCGCATACTGCTCGTGTTCAACCCCAACACCACCGTGGGCTACGCAGCACGCTCGCAGAAGTCGGACAGATGGGCGAAGTTCTGCCTCAACTCGCTCAGCGCCCCCAATGTGGCGGCAAAAAAGACCATCATCCCAGGCCAGGTGGACTACGAGTGGGTGGCAGACAAGGTGCGCACATGGTGTGAGCCAATATCGGCCAGCGAGGTGCTGGCGAGCGAGAACGACTTCGAGTGGGAGGGCCAGTGGTACAGGCCGAGCGACCTCGCCAGGAAGAAACTCCTTGGCGAGTTTCCGAAGGTTGACGAGGACGTGCTCATCCCGCTCTCGTGGATAGAGGCGGCGCAGGAGCGGTGGAAGGACTACAGGCTCAAGACGCACAACGAGGCGAGGATAGGCGTTGACGTGGCGGGCATGGGACGTGACTGCACCGTGTTCTGCGAGCGACATGGGGACTACGTGACACTCGACAAGCAGAACAGCGGAGGGCGGGCCGACCACATGAGGGTGGCTGGCAGGATAACCCACATGCTGGAGACGCTGACGGGCAGCATCGCCATGATAGACACCATCGGCGAGGGGGCGGGCGTGTATGCGGCATGCCTGGAGCACCTGGAGGGCAGCGGGCTGCGCGCCAATGTCATCTCCTGCAAGTTCAGCGAGGCGGCAAGGACGAGGAGCGGGCGGGACTACACCGACCGAACAGGGCAGTACAAGTTTGCCAACATGAGGGCGTACCTCTTCTGGATGGTGCGTGAGTGGCTCGACCCCGACAACGGCACGGGGGCGATGCTGCCGCCAGGGGGCACGCTGGCACAGGAGGCCACGGAGATACGCTGGTCGTTCAAGTCGGACGGGCGCATCATCATCGAGCCGAAGGACGACATCAAGAGGAGGCTCGGCTTCTCGCCAGACGAGTTCGACTCGCTGGCCAACACCTTCTACCCCGCCGTGGCCGTAACGAGACACACGCAAGCAATTTACACACAATACGAGGAAGACGCATTGCTATGAAGACAATCGAGGAGATTATGGACTACTCGCGCCCCATTGCGGACGTGGTGAGAGACCTGAGAGTGAGGAACACGAGGGTTCCCTCATGGGGGGAACTGAGCAAGCAGTACGACGCGAGCAAGCACCCCATCATGAGCGACCCAGAGTTCATGCCGAGAAAGGGCGTGAAGATGTGCCGAGTGAGGCTCGGCTGGCAGAAACTGGCCACCAGGCGCATGGCGGAGTTGTGCTTCGGCATACCCGTCAAGCACGACTACAGGGTGACGGACGAGCAGGGGCAGAGGGCGGCCCGCATACTGGAGGCCATCTACAGCAAGAACAGGATGGACGCCGAGAACATAAACCGAGCCAGGATGATATACGCCGGCTGCGAGTTCGCCACCATCTGGTACACCCAGGAGCAGGAGACGATGTACGGCGGGGAGAGGAGCGCGACCAAGATACGCTGCCGCACATACTCGCCCATGCAGGGGGACATCATCTACCCGCTCTTTGACGACTTCGACGACCTGGTGGCACTCTCGGTGGAGTACCACAAGAACTTAGGCACGGAGCAGGTGACGTACTTCGAGAGTTACACGGCCACGGAGCACAACCGCTGGGTGCAGCGCGCTGGGACATGGGAGGAGGACATGCCCCCAGAGCAGATGACCATCGGCAAGATAGCGGGCGTGTACGCCTGGAGGGACGAGCCGATATGGGAGGACGAGAGCGAGAACGTGAGCGAGGCGGAGTACGCCCTCTCACGCAACGGCAACTACATCCGCAAGAACTCCAAGCCCAACTGGGTGGTGTATGCAGACCAGGAAGACCTCGTGAAGTTCGGGCAGGAGAAGGACACAGACAGCACGGCACGGAACGTGCTTCACTACCCCGCAAACGCCAAGGCGGGCTTCGAGACCTGGAGCCAGGCCACGGACGCGCTGGAGTACCACATCAAGCAGATAAGGGAGAACTTCCACTCGCAACTCCAGTTGCCAGACATGTCCTTCGACAGCATGAAGACAACGCCCATGAGCGGCGAGGCGCGCAAGATGATGTTCATCGACGCACAACTGAAGGTGACGGACGAGAAGGGGCTGTGGACGGAGGTGCTGAGCAGAGAGATGAGCGTCATCAAGGCATTCGCACGACTCATGTTCCCCAGCCTGGCCGAGGCTTTCGACACGCTGGAGTGTGACTTTGTCATCACGCCGTTCAGCATCCAGGACATGGCCGAGAAGGTCAACGTGTACACGGCAGCCACGCAGAAGCCCATCATGAGCCAGCGGACAGCAATACAGAAACTTGGCGAGGTGGACGACGTGAACGAGGAGATGAAACGCCTGGCAGAGGAGGACGCTGCCACGCTGGAGGAGAGCGTGTACTGACCAATAGCATACTGCAATGCCGTCACAGAAGAAGAACGCATCACCATACGACAGCCGCCACAGGGCGAACCTCACGAAGTACAAGAAGCAGATAGACCGCCTCTTCGACACGCTGTGCCAGGAGGCGGCCAGGCTCGGCATACGCACAGGGCTGGAGGAGGACGGCGGGACGTTCTCCTTTGACCGCTTTCCGACAGCCAGGAAAAAGGCCGACAGGTTGCTGGCCAGGATACGCCAGCAGATGGAGAGTGCCATCGTGAGCGGGACAAGCAACGAGTGGGCACTCTCGGAGGCGAAGAACGCAGAGATTATCGAGAAACTGCTTGAAGACACAGACATCCCCAGGGAGACAATCGAGGCCATGAAGCCACGCAACGCCGATGCCCTGAAGGCGTTCCAGGAGCGCAGGAAAAGGGGGCTGACACTCTCGGACAGGGTGTGGAACGTCACCAGCCAGGCTATGGGCGAGGTGGAGACGGCCATCGGCATCTCGATCGCCACAGGCATGGACGCTCCGTCGCTCTCACGCAAGGTGCGTGGGCTGCTCAACAACCCCACCGAGATGTGGAGGCGGTACTATGTGACGAGGACGAGAACCGACGGAACGAGGCAGAGGGAGGCCGAGTGGAGGCGCAAGGTGGTGGACGAGGACGGCAAGGTGCGCTTCGTGAAACAGCCGCTCTCCCACCCTGGGCGCGGTGTCTATCGCTCCAGCTACCGCAACGCCCTGCGCCTGGCCGTCACGGAGACCAACATGGCATACCACGAGGCCGACACGCTGGCATGGCAGCAGAGCCCCGCCTGCATAGGCATCGAGGTGGCGCTCTCCAACAACCACACATGCCGTGGTGTCAAGGGGGTGTTCTATGACATCTGCGACGAGTTGGCCGGCAAGTACCCGAAGTACTTCAAGTTTCCTGGCTGGCACCCATTCTGCCGCTGCGTGGCCATACCCATCACTGCCAGCAAGGAGGAGTTTGTGGGGTATCTCAAGGACATGATGGCTGGCAAAGACGTTTCGGGCATGAAGTTCAAGGGCACGGTCAAGGACATGCCTGACGCATGGAACTCCTGGACGAAGAAGAACAGCGACAGGATAGAGCGGATGAAGGAACGCGGAACGCTGCCCTACTTCATCAAGAGCAATGAAGGAAGGATGGCCGCACAGATGCAATCCGTCACAAAGTATAAGGATGACGAGTGGAAGCTGTCGTACGTTCCAAAGCTTGGAAATGGTTTTGTAATGACAGAACGGGTTCGAATAAAAGAGTCAATGGCAAGCAAGAGCGAGAGGCAGAAATTCGAGAAGGAGATGCATATGTGCAGAGTGCTGGCCGACAATGGCCATGGCATAGAGTACCTGCAGGGAACAGGCCGCCCGAAAGGACAGACATACGACATCACCATGAACGGCATGAAGGCAGATCTCAAGTGCGTCACAGGCGGGACTGGAAACATCGTCAAGTACATCAAGAAGGCACTAATCAAGCAGGGAGGGGATGCCGTTGTTCTTGAGTTGCCATCTCCAGACAAAAAGTACTTCGAAGCTTTAGCGGAAGCAAGAAGAAAATGCGCAGGCCGTATATTCTTCTATATCAAAGGCGAGAATGTAGTGAAAGAAGCAAAATAAAAATGGGGCACCCCTCGATGCCCCTTGGTGGTACACGGTCAGAGACCCTGTCCCTTCACTCCAGCGGTGGACTGGAATGCACTGCAAAGGTACGAACAAATTATTAAACGACAAGCAGATGAGCGGGAGAATTTGTAACCGTTTGAAGCAGCAAAATCATGGCCGACACCAACTAAGATGAATACAAAACCAAAGAAAAGAGTGTTTTTCTTGCAAGCACATTAAAGAAAATCGTATATTTGCGCAGTTAAACACTTAAATGTAAGCAAATGAGCATAAAACGTACAGCACTGGACAAGTTGAAGACCAAGTTCGAGGGGATAGACGAGAAGGTGCTCAGCAGGATTGCGGCAAAGATTGCCAAGACAGCCAAGACGGACGAGGACGTGGCCGCTGAGGTTGACGAACTCACACTCATGGACATCATCAACTCATACACCGACTCCAGGGTTAACGACGCGCAGGACAAGGCCGTGAAGCGTTACAAGCAGGAGAAGGGCATCAAGGACGACGAGGACGGAGACGGCACGAAGGAAGGTGACGGAGACGGCAACGGTGGTGACGGCAATGAGGGGACAGATGGCAACGGCGGAACAGGCGGCAAGGAGGGCGATGACGACACACCCGCCTACATCAAGGCACTCATGAAGAGTGTGGAGACGCTGGCGAAGGAGGTCACGAGCCTCAAGGCAGGCAAGACTGCGGACGCGCGCAAGGAGGCACTGGACAAGGTGCTGAAGGACGCATCGGAGCGGGAGCGCAAGTTCTACGAGAAGAACTACGCGCGGATGAGGTTCGAGTCTGACGAGGACTTCAACGACTGGCTCGACAGCGTCACGGACGACATCAAGGACAATGCGGACGGCACAGGAGGCAACGGTGGAGACGGAACGCAGACCACCCAGCAGACCACCCAGCAGGGGAGACCCAAGGCTGGAGGCGGTGGAGGCGGGACCATCCCAGCACAGGTGCAGGCACGCATAGACGCACGCTCAAAGGCCGTGACGGCAGCCCCGGCCATCAAAGGACTGCCAGCAAGCAACGCATAAGAGATGAAGAGATACACGACAACCCCTCCCGAGGCGATAGACCCCATACGCATCGAGCAGGTGTTCGCGGAGAAGCCAGGCGGTGGCCTGGTGGAAGACCCTGGATATGACGTGCCAGAGACTACCGCCGTATATGCCAAGGCAAGCGGCAAGTTCGCCGTCATCAAGGCATACCGCCTTGCCGCAGCCGTGGCAAAGGCAGACACCACCATCAAGGTGGTCAAGGGAAGCGGCATCGCAGTGGGAGACGTGCTGGCCTTCGGCAAGAAGGGCGTGGCATGCACCGCCATCGACAGCAGCAAGGCGGATAGCGACACAGTGACCGTCACCATGGGCGTGGACATCCCCGCTGGGAGCGTCCTCTACCAGGCCAAGGCAGCGAGCGCGGACGCGGCAGTGCCAGTCGGCACCCCTGTCTATGTCACTGGAAACGCCCTGGCTGGAGGAATGGGCGAGCAGCCCCTGCGCCTCATAAACGGAGCGAACCTGAGAAAAGAGACGGCCTGCATAGGCGATGACATCGCAGGCCAGATGAAGAACATCACACTTGTATAACAATGGGACAGATGAACAAGCCACTGTTTGACCTCGACACCCCAGGGGTGCAGGCCGAACTCGCGTCATACACCCCTGGCCAGGGGCTGGCATGGCCGCAACTCTTCCCCCTCAAATACACCCCGAAGTTTGACCTCAAGGGCATAGAGGGCGAGGACGGGATACCCGTGAGCGCAGACCGCGTGGCCTTCAACAGCAAGGCCCCCAAGAAGACCCGCAAGAAGGTGGGCTCGTGGAACTGCACCCTGGGCAAGATTGAGATGTCCAGGGAGAAGGACGAGAAAGACATCAACGAGTACAACGACCTCAAGACCATCGCTGCCGCCAACACCGAGGACACGGCAGCCGCCCAGGGTCTTGTCGATTTGGTGTACGACGACATCGCCTTCTGCAACAAGGGCATGGATGCCCGCGCCGAGATTGAGGCACTCACAATCGGCTCGCTTGGCAAGCGCGTGTTCAGTACCACGCTGGACGGCGACATGGCCGAGAGCGAGGAGATCAATTTCAACGTGCCAGAGGACAACTTCCTCGGTGCCGTCGCCAAGTGGGATAACTACGACACAGCAGACGGCCTGGCGGACATCATCCGTGGAGCGAATCTCATCAAAAAGAAGGGACTCCAGCGTCCGCAGTATGCCATCATGGAGCAGTCCATGTTCGACCACCTGTGCGCGCAGAAGAAGACCATCAAGCGTGTGGCATCCGCCATCCTCAAGGCCACTGGCCTGGACAGCGCGGACGACGTGACGCTGGAGAGCGTCAACAGTTACATGAGGCGCAAGAGCGCGCCACAGATACTGGTCGTCGATCCCTATGTGGTCATCGAGGGCAAGGACGGCAAGAAGACCACCGTGCAGCCTTGGAACGTCAACTCCGTGGTGCTCTCGCCCGAGGCGCGCCTGGGCTACACCTACTACAAGACGGTGCCCCGCGTGCCCAACTCGGACGCGCTCCAGGAGTACGGCTCATACTACAAACTCACCGTGTACTCAGAGTTGAACCCCATGCTGGAGGTCACCATGACCGAGGCATACATCCAGCCAGCCCTGTCCAACAGACGCTCGCTGGTGTTCATCAACGCCATGCACACGGAGTGGAACGGAGGCGAGGCGTAAGACCATGACAGACGTGCTGACCGCCCTTCAAGGGCTGACAACATACCCGGTTCCCCAGAGCGTGCTCCAGGAGTGCGCCCTGGAGGCCGGGTGCAACCCCACCGACGAGGTGACACAGGACATGAGGCAGAGCAGGCAGTGGAAGCGCGCGAAGGCGCAGGTGTTCCTCTTTCTGAGCTCTGCCCCGAACGTCACGCAGCAGGGCGTGTCATTCTCGTTCTCCGAGTACGAGCGTGCAAACTTCCTCAAGCAGGCAGCTGCCCTCGAAGCAGAGGCCGGCGATGATGACTGGAACGGGGTCGGTTACGGCTACAAAGGGGAGAATTTCTGATGGTGCTTGCAAACGGTTACATCCGTATCATAACGGAACATGGAGGAGGGCTTGACACTGATGGAGAGCCAAGGCGCGTGGAATGCACCGAGGGAGACCGCATTCCATGCAACTACAAGCGCAACTTCTACCAAGGCCGTATGACGGAAAACGGAAGCTCGCATTCGGTTGCATCATACCAGATAGTCATAGGAATCTGTCCATTCAAGCCGTGCCGCTTCTCCCTGTATGACAACAACGGAGAGCGCCTCGGAACATACGAGGTGGCAGTCAGAGGAATCGAGCCTCTGGAATTTGTCGGAAACACACGCCTGACCGTATAGATAACAGCGATGTCAATAACACCCAACTCACGAAACGCACGCAGCCGCTTCCAGGAATGGATGCAGAGGCAGGCGGACAGGCGCGTGGCAGCAGCCATCGGCATGCTGGACGCAGCTGGGCTCGACGCTACCCGCGAGATGAGGACGGGCAGGCGCTACACAGACCGTACCGGGAACCTGCGGTCATCCACAGGCTACGCGGTCATCTATAACGGAAAGATTGTGCGCGGCGGGACTCCAGAAGCAGTGAGCACGACAGGAAGAGAAGGAGCGAGAGAGGGCAGGAAGCTCGTCAGAGGAGCCGTGAGCGACATCGGCCAAGGCAACATCGCCCTGGTACTCTTCGCAGGAATGAGGTACGCCTACTATGTGGAGAGGATGGGACTCAATGTCACGGACAGCGGCGTGGCGCTTGCAAGGAGGGATGTTGACGCAATGGCAAAGGCACTTGGATTCGAGATCAAGACATGATGAAAACTACAGCAGACATAGAGCACGACATCTGGACGGTGGCCAAGGGCTACCTCACCGGCAAGATAGGCGGCTCTGTCTATAAGGAAGGTACGCGCCCGAACGACTCTTGCAAAGAAGACGCAGTCGTTGTCGTCTCCTTTGCGTCTGCGGGACAGACGCAGGACTCTTCCGCGTATGTCAACATCTTTGTGCCGGACATCGACTGCGGAGGAGAGAGCATGCCAGACAAGGCGAGGCTCAGGCAGCTGTCTTCGTTTGACGAAGGGCTTGCATCGGCGGTGCACGAGGCATATTCGGACTATGCCGTTGAGCTGGGCAGCGCCACTGGCACCATGGAAGAAGAAGGAAGCGGTCAGCACATAGTTTCTATTCACTTATCAATAACGATTAACACATTCTGATATGGCAAAGAAGATTATGGCCTGGTCAAAGTGCGCCATCGAGGTTGGCAAGACAGGCACCAACGACGCAATGGCAACCACGCTCACGAGTGTGGGACTTGTGAAAGACAAGAGCGCGACACTGGAGAGCGCGGACGGAGACTCCCTGGAGATGAAATCTACAGGCGGAGAGACTGTGGGCAGCGAGAAGCAGGAAGGCACGCTTACGCTCACCTGTCGCATCATCGAGCCCGGACAGGAGTTCTACACCCTTCTGGGCATCGGTGCTGCAAGCGACACGAACATTGCCGTGCAGTCGCATGTCGTACCTGACGAGTACAGCGTGAAGGTGACTCCCAACAAGGTGGGTGCATATGGCATCCAGGCTCCCAAGTGCAGCGTGAGCGTGAGCGCAGGATGGAGCGAGGAGGACGGCAACTATGTTGACCTCACATTCGGAATCCTGCACGGTGCACAGACTGACAGCAAGGGCAAGCAGTACTGGTACATGAAGGTGCCTTCGAAGGGAATTGTCGCCGACACGACCAACGGAGGCTACAAGGCTAACGCCAGCGCATAAGCGCGTATGTTGTGTTTGTTTTAGGGGAGAGCCTGGATGATGCAAGAACGGCATTGCCCAGGCTCTTGTGCTAAACCATTATGGCAATGAAAGAGAAAACAATCGAGTCAAGGGTGGCGAGCGCCATCCTCCAGAACGCGGAGAGTGTCGTTGTGAACGGAACAGAATACAGGATCGAGCAGCCAACGCTGGCAACGCTGGCCATGCTGAGCGAGCTGGTGAGCACCCTGCCGGACTACGACATGGACGGGAAGGTGCTCGACAATGTACTGGCAAGCGCAAGGACAAGCGCGCCGACAGTCGCCAGGATAGCGGCACTGCTCATCCTCGGTGCAGCGCGTATCAGGAAGTCCGTCACGGTGAAGGAGAGCGGAAAGCACAAGTGGTGCAGGTTCCTGCCTGGAGGAAAGAGAATAAGCGAGTATGACAGGCTGACGAGAGACCTCGAAGAAGGCGTTACGCCTTCCGAAATCAACGCGATCATCACGAAGAGGTTCTGTGACATGCAGGTCGGGGATTTTTTCGCCGTTACCGCTTCCCTCAAAGGTCAAAGCATACTGGCTCCGACAAGGGAAGCGGAGGAGACAGCATCTGGGGGATAGTCATCGGCTGGCACAAGTCGCTCGATATACCTATAGAGGATATCCTGTACAAGCATTCATACCTGAACCTCTGCATGTACGCGGCAGCATGCCCTCAGTATGATGACGAAACGGACAAGTGGGACGAGAGCATCGACATGTGCGATGACAGCAATATAGATATACAGGCAACGGAACAATACGTATATTAAAACAGGAATATGGCAAGCGGAAGCGAGCAGTACAGAATACTACTTGACACCTCACAGCTGGGCGAGGGAGTCAACAGAGGCACACGGGAATTCGACAGACTGGGCGTGAGCGCAGAGGATGCAGGCGCGCGCATCGATTCTGCGATGAAGAAGGCAGGAGCCGCAGCAGCATCCTATTTCACGGCACAGTACCTCAAACAGTTCACGGCTGACATCATCAAGACAAGGTCGGAAATCGAGTCGTACGAAGTTGCGTTCCGTACGCTCCTCGGGAACGAGCAGCTGAGCAAGAAGTTCTTCGGCGAGATACGCGAGTTCGCTGTGAACACGCCTCTCATGCTGAACACGCTGGCAGGAGGCGCCCAGACCATGCTCGGCTTCAACATCGAGGCGGGGAAGGTCATCCCCACCCTCAAGATGATTGGTGACATCAGCATGGGAGACGAGCAGCGGTTCCAGTCCCTCACGCTTGCCTTCTCGCAGATGTCGTCCACAGGAAAGCTCATGGGACAGGACCTGCTGCAGATGATCAATGCGGGCTTCAACCCGCTGAGCGAGATAAGCAGGAAGACCGGCAAGAACATCGCCGTGCTGAAGGACGAGATGTCAAAGGGGCTCATCACGTCCGAGATGGTGGCCGATGCCTTCAAGTCCGCCACAGAGGAGGGAGGCAAATTCCATGGCATGCTCGAAAAGCAGAGCAAGGCCATGAAGGGCTCAATCAGCAACTTCATGGGAGCCATAGACGACATGAAGAACGCCATCGGAGAGGGCATGCAGCCTGCCATCACGTCAAGTATCAGCGGACTGACAACGCTGGTGAAGCACTACGAGGATGTGGGCAAGGCAATACTTGTCCTTGCATCAGCCGTAGGCACGTACAAGGCCATAGACATTTCCGCACACCTGCTGGCTTCCGTCCGCTCGCTCTCTGCCCTCACCACAGCCATCAAGGCATCAACAGTCGCGCAGGCTGCATTCAACGCCGTGGCGAGGGCGAACCCGTACGTGTTGCTTGCTTCTGCAGTCGTGAGCGTAGCAACGGCCATGTGGGCGTTCCGTGACTCAAGCACAGAGGCCGAGAAGGCCACCAGGCTACTCACGAAGCAGCAGGAGGAACTCTCTGGCAAGATGAAGGAGCAGGAGGACGCGGTGAGCGACCTCATGGCCACCGTCACAGACGAGACAAAGGCCGAGCGGGAGCGCAACACCGCCCTGGAGCGGCTAAGAAGCATCTACCCATCGGTGTTCGGGCAGTACAACACCGCCATCGAGCTCACGAGGAAAAAGACAGAGGCACAGCGGGAGTTCAACGAGGAGCTTGCCAGGGAACGCAGCATACAGGAGAGGGCGAATCGTGGCGACAACAAGACAATCCTCGCCTATCTCAACAAGGAGAGGTCAGTGCGAAAGGCAGGAGGGACACAGGCGGATGTGTATGGAACCGACGAGTACAAAAGAGCCCTTGCCGTATATAAGAGACAGACCGGCGCAAAGAACGGAGACCTGTTCACGGCATGGCTCAGCAAGAACTACAGCGGTGGCAACAGGAATGCGCTTGAACAGGCTGTCAAGCAGCAGGACGCAAAGGCGGCAGACGAGAATCAGGCTGCCTTCATCGCTTCCATAGCCGGCATGAGCCAGGGGCAAATCAAGTCAGCCCTTGCGGAGGTTGACAGGCTGAAGGGCGAGATGGAGAAAAGCGGCAAGCGCTACATCCAGACCCGGGAAGGCATCATCCTCAGCGTAGAGAAGGTGAACGAGCGGGCGAAGAAGCTGAGGGAACAGGCTGCAAGCAATGAGGCTGCAGCGAAGGCGAACCCATACAAGGATGCACTACGGGAATACGAGCAGGCCGCCAAGGCCGTGCAGGAACTGGAGCGCAAGGCAAGGGCCAACGACCTCACCAGCAAAGAGAAGGGCAGCATACAGGACGACCTGAAGAGAGCGCGCGAGCGCGAGAAGTCTGCGAAGGAGGCATACGAGAACCTGGGCGGGGACACGAAGGCCAGACAGAAGGCCGAGAATGCCGCTGACAAGGCGCAGAAGGCACTGGAGCAGGCCAACGCCCGAGCAGTGAAGGCTGCGGAGAAGCAGGCGGACGACAAGGAGAAGGAACTGGAGTTCACCCGAAAGGCCAGGGATGCCGAGTACAGCCTGCGGCAGATGCGCATAGACAACACCACCAACGGGGCGGAGAGGAACAGGCTACAGATAGAACTGGACTACGACAAGGCCCTGGCGGCAGTCAAGGACTGGGAGGACGAGCAACTGAGGAGCATACAGGAGGACGAGAGACGCAAGTTCGAGATAGACTTCCCCGACTACGTCAAGGAGGGGCGCATCTTCGAGCCGCTGACCAAGACGCTGCCAGCCGAGTTGCAGAAGATAGCCGACGGCATGGCCAAGGAGGCAGAGAAGGCAAGGGACAAGGCCATGGAGGCAGAGGCATGGAGGGCGCAGGGCGGACAGAACGCCACAGCCCTCCAGTACGGCACGTATGAGCAGCGCAGGGCCGCGCTCACATCCAACTACCAGCACGCCATGGGCGAGACCACAGACGACTGGGAGCGGGAGTCTCTGCGGAAGAAGTACGAGGAGGACTTGCGGGCCCTGGACACCCTCTTTGGAAAGACAATCGGTGGCATGGCAGACCTCTTCGCCGACGCGAGCCAGAAGAGCATCGCATCCATACGCGCCACCCTGGAGAAGTACCAGATGCTTGTGGACTACATGCAGGCCGAGGGCATCGCTGGCGGGGAGGGCGGCAGCGGTCGCCAGGTGAGCATGGAGCAACTGCAGGAGCGGTTCCCAGACGCGGAGCAACTGCTACAGGGCCTACAGGGCGACCCCGAGCGAATGAAGGCCGTGACCGACGCGGTGAAGAAACTGCTCGACACGCTGAAGCAGAAGTCGCCCTGGGACGCCTTCCTCGCCAACGTGAGGAAGTACATCGACCTCATGAAGAAGGGCGGAGCGTCAAACATCGGAGAGGGTCTCGCTGGGATTATCGGGGAGATGAAGTCCCTGCTCCCGCAGATACAGGACTTCGGCTCCAACATCGCAAACATCATGGGCAAGGAGGACAGCGGTGTCAACAAGGCCATGAAGGGCATCGAGGGCGGCCTGGACGTGGCACAGGGAGCGGCCAAGATGATGAGCGGCGACATCGTGGGCGGGCTCATGGACGGCATCAAGGGCATCTCGGCACTCGTGGACGTGTTCGGCGGGAGCAACATGGAGGCCATGGAGGCAGCCATCACTGACCTCACCGAGACCAACAAGGCCCTCAAGGACGCTATGGACGACCTCAAGGACGTGATGGCCGGCACATCGGGAAGGGATGCCACGGCAGCCTACGAGCAGGCACGCGCCCTCCTGGAGAGGCAGCAGGCCAACTCTGCGGAGATAATGCTGGACGAGGCGCGCAAGTGGGAGCGTGGATCACACTCCATAGCCAGCCAACTGGACAGCAGCAAGAGTTTCAAGGCTCTCCTCCAGAAGGTCTCCTCCGTGCTGGGCAAGAGCGTGACAAGCACAGGCGGGCTGCTCTCGCTGTCAGCGTCAGACCTCAAGACCATACGCACACAGGACGCAGAGCTGTACAACGACATTCTGCGCGCGTTCCGAAACGCAGAGAACAAGCATACGGGAGAAGGCATCGATGATATGATATCCGACTACATCAGCCAGTATGCAGATGCTTTCAAGAATCTGGAGGAAGGCCTGTCTGAGGCGCTCACAGGAATCACGCGCGACACGCTCTCTGACGACTGGAAGAGCCTGCTTGCCAACCTTGACAGCACTGGCAAGGAAGCGGCAGACAATTTCGAGCAGTATCTGCGGAACGCCATCTCCTCGTCCCTGGTTGCAAAGGAGTACAAGAGCCGCCTGGACGCGCTCACCCAGCAGTTCGCAGAGGCGATGGAGGACGGCACGCTCAGCAACTCGGAGGCCGACGCGCTGCGCCAGCGTTACGCCTCGCTCTACGCCGAGGCACAGGCACGCATAGCGGGGCTGTACGAGCAGGCGGGCATATCAAAACTCACCGACCAGTCATTCTCCAGCGGGGTGTCGGGCATGACCGAAGACCAGGCAGACGAGATGAACGGGCGCATGACAGCCATACAGATGATAGCGGGAGAGATACTTGCGGCAAGAGGACAGGCAAACGAGCAGCTCACGGCGATGCACATGCTTGCCATACAACACCTGGACAGGCTCGCGGAGATTTCCCGCAACACGGCGCTGGCGAACGACTATCTGCTGAGAATTGCACGCAATACGGACAACATATAGGGAGAGGAGAGACATGAAGGGAGAACTGTTTTTCAACGGGAAGGATGCATGGACTACGTACGGTATAGGGCTTCAGTTCGGGGCATATGCAGCGCTCATCAGTCCGGCTCCTGCAAAGGACTATGTAACCAACACATCAAGGACGGAAAACGGCACGGAGTATGCCGCAGGGATGCGGTTTGATGAGCGCAACATATCGCTTCCGCTGAACATCACGGCAAAGGACAGGGCGTCCTTCTTCGCTGCATTTACCAGATTCACGAATGAGGTGTGCGCTGCCGGGGATATACGCATCACGACCAAATACGACAGCAGCATATACAGGTGCAAATACAAGAGCATCGCAGCGCTCACAGAGTACAACGGGAGGAAGGGAACCTTCTCCCTCAACCTCATAGAACCAGACCCGACAGACAGGAAGATATGAAGAAGGCTACAATCTACAAGGCAGACGGAACGGGGGTAAGGATGACCTTCATCCCCTCCTCGTCATGCACCGCCACCTTCAGCATCATGCAGAAGGACGAGATACGCATATCATTCAGCAGCACGGAAAGGATTCTGCTAAGATGCGGGGACTATCTGCTTCCAGGTGAGAATACAGGCGTAACGGCCGAGAATGTCAGCACCATGCCGACTACACTCCCGACCACGCTTGGGGTCTCCGCAGAAGACATGTACGTATGGCCGCACAGGACACGCTCACTGCTTGGATTGAGATACCAGGTGACCTATCCATACATGCCGTCATGGAACGACAGAAAAAGGTGCTACGATTACGACATCACCATGAAGGCATGGTATATGGCATGGGCATCGCGTGTCATGCGTCTTCCCTGCGTCGGGAAGAACGGCACATATGCACTTCGGGATTCCGACTTCTCAATAACCGACCAGATGCAGCGCCATGCCTATCTGCTGCTGCTCAACCTGCGTCTGGACGGACTGCAGCAAAGGGACGGACTGGAATACGAAGCGAGGCTCAGGTACAGCGACAAGAGGGAACTCGTCGTGAAGGTGGCAGAAGACGGATCCATGCAGGTGAATGATGCTCTGTACAGCACAGGCGGTGATAATGTGGAGTATTTCAGCAGAACCACCGAGGTGGTGCAGTACAGCAATACGGACATCATATCTGCGATGAACGCGATAGCGGACGCATGGGAATGCGAGTGGTGGGTGAATGGAAGCATCATCTATTTCGGCAGGCTTGACAACAAATCCGATGCAACGGGCGTGTCCGTCGGAACAGAGGCTTCAGCCGTCACAGCCCAGAGCAGCAGCGGCACATACGCCACAAGGCTGTATGCATACGGCGGCACGAGAAACATACCTGTCACATACAGGCAAGTACTTCGGTTCACATGCGGCGCGGACGCAGGAAGCAACATGGCCAACATCACGGACATCTCAAGGCTGCTGTCATATGACTGCTTCAGGAGCGCGCTCATCACTGACGGGAAATCTGCAAGCGGAACAATCACAAACAGCGATGCCTCTGCCGTACGCCTGCGCGAGGAATGGGCATCTTTCAATGCGATTCTGAAAGACGGAGGATATTTCTACACATACAATCCAAACGACACGTCAGCCACCCCCGTGCCGATTATCGGAACAGGCAGGACACTGGCATACAAGTTCACTCCCACTGGCAGCATGAAAGACCTGTCTCCGTCAAGATACCGCCTGTCCGGCCTGTGGCTGCTGTCAACACGGAAGGATATATACGAGAAGATCATCTGGAAGATGGGGGCTGATACTCTCTACAGCGGATTCATATCCTCTACAGGAAATGAGTACCTGAGCGGTTATACCAAAGGAATAGGCGGACTTATACACAAGGGCGGGGTATATTCCCACTACATCCCGGTCATTGCAGACATCAGGTGTACAAAGAAGCCCGAGGATATGACGCTTACAGTATATGCCACCGACTCCGTGCCGGTATGGACTGGAAGTGCAAACGTGACCGTGACGGACGGAAGCTACTCCGCCGTCGGCATATCCGTCAGTTTCATCTCAACTGCATCAGGAGAAGCACACGCACTTCTTGGCAAGACAGTCAAGGCAAGACTTAACCCCGACAAGGCGAGCCCAGGCAGCATTGACGCACAGCAGCTCGTCGTGCTGAGGAATGACGGCGACAACAGACTGATGGACATATCATCCATACGCAAGGGGGATGTCTATACCATCATGGAGTCTGACCTCGTCCTGTCCAAGATACGTGCCGCATACTGGAGCGATGCAGATACAGCAGCAGCCCTGAACAACATCACCGAGAAGCGTCTCATGCTGCCTGCAGGCACAGAATATGTGGATGCAGCCGACAATATGGATGACAGCGATATTGTAGAGGCGGTGAAGGTATTCGACGACATCTACCCGTCCAGGACTGACAGCATCGCAGAAACGAGGACATACACGTATGCAAGCGACGAGACAGACTGGACGACCGGGGAGGTACTGAAGAAGGCATGGAACGCATACCAGTTCAAGAGCATGCTTGCAAGCAAGGACTTCTCGAACAGCTACCTGCTGCAGAACGGAGACCCATTGCGCATGACATTCTCCTCTGGCATGCTTGCCGGAATGTCATTCGATGTCGTGTATAACCCGACTCATGCAGGGGAGTCCGCAAAGCCGGAGACCAATGCAGACGGGACGAGAAACGAGGAGGCTGCGTGGTTCGAGATAATGAGGAACGAGGACTATGGGACGGGGCTTCCCAATGAGACACTATACCCGCAAGCCGGTGACACGTTCACCCTCTATAACTACAACACCTCGTATATAACGGACTCCATGCTTGCATCTGCAGAGCGGGCTCTTGCAGCCAGGGCGAAGGCGTACCTCCAGAAGCTCATACACAACGACGGCACGTACAACGTGACGCTCAAGGCAGGATGGCTCATGGAGGCAGGAAAGTGGTTCTCGCCTGGAGACAGGATGAGGATAGACACATCCTCGTGGATTGACCCGATAAGAGACGAGAGGATACTGGGCTATGCAATACACATGGACATCCCCGAAGATGCCCCGCAGTTCACATTGGGCGAGAATGCGAAATACTCCCGCCTCGAGAACATCGAAAAGAGAATGAAGTGAAAAAATGGCCTTGATATGCTTGTTATATAAACACTTTATTGTAAATTTGTTGCATCATGACAATAGACCAGATACCAAACAAGGAAAACATGACAGCGGTGACGGACCCCGTGCACCAGCTTTCGGCCGATGAGATGAATGCAATCGTCGGACAGGTGAGGAGCAACATGAGCTCTGTGGAGTCTGTTCCCGTCACATCCGGGACTGGAGACCATTCCCTGCTGCAGAAGAACGCAGGCAACCACAGCAAGGCAAGCGGAGATTCGTCTGCAGCCTTCGGCAGGAACAACCAGGCGATAGGACGCAGCAGCCTCGCCAACGGAGAAGCGAACATAGCACGCGGCGTGTGCAGTCATTCCGAGGGGTGGCGTACAGAGACACACAACGAGTGCGAGTTTGCATGTGGAAGGTACAACGAGAGCACAGAGAGTGCGAGCAAGGACAAGCAGACCCTGTTCAGCATAGGAATAGGAGACGGCGAGCAGAGCGACGGCACCTATGACAGAAAGAACGCCTTTGAGGCAAAAAGGAACGGAGACCTGTACATGTGGCTTGCCGGAAAGTATGTCAAGCTACAGGATGTCATCAAACTACTGAACTACTACACAGAAGGAAGCGGCACTGCCTCCATTCGCGCAAGCAGCGTGAGTATAGAGGCGGAGGGCAGTGGCACAACGCTGAAGCTCAAGGGATACCGCGTTGAAGTGCAGAGCGGATTGGACGACATAGTGCTCCAGCCAGGCCCTGGATACAAGGCAAAGGTGGGCACCAAGGAGATAGCCACCGTGGACATGATAGAGGCACTACAGTCCAGGGTGGCCGCACTGGAAGGAAACAAGTAAACGGACAAAACACGAGAGCATGTCAAAGGATATAGTATTCAGCCACTCTACGGCCAAGGGCTGCTGGGTGAGCGAGGAGATAGCGCAGGCCAGTATGGCCTACATCCAGGTGACGCGCAAGGAGCCAGGCTTCCTGCGCGTGTACACCTACGCCGAGGGGCAGAGGCCAGTGCTGGTGCACGTCACGCAGCAG